TCCGCGTAAGGCGATTGATGACAGGTACATTGTTAACCTAGATGATTTAGCTGCTACTCAGCGAATAGCGAGATTGTGATAATGAGAGAACTTGTACAAGCATATGAGCAATTAAAAGCTCGTAATGCAGAACGCGATAAGCGTATGCGCGATGTTGCCATGGTGCGTGCTGGCAATGCCGACCAGGTATTTCGCGGTCTGTTCCCAGAGGGAACATGGTCGAAGCCTATTATCGCCAACCTAATTGATGTGGTTGCTCGCGATGTTGCTGAGCAGGCAGGTGTACTACCTACCATAACAGCAGCTGGTGATTCATCACTTGATGATTCCCAGCGAACCAAGGCTGATAAGAGAACGAAGATTGCGAACTACTACGTCGCATCTTCCAGACTTGGTACAGAGCTACTGCGTGGCGCAGACCAGCTTGGAACATACGGTTTCTGTGCATTCCGTGTTGAACCAAACTTCAAAGAAAAAAGACCGCACATTCATGTTGAGAATTCCATGGGTGCGTACTATGACATGGACAGATTCGGGGAAGTATCTGTCTACTGCCGTTCATACTTCCGTAAGGCTGGCGATTTAGCAGCCAAGTTCCCCGAAGTCGCAGACAAGATTCTGCAAGCAAACGCATTTGGTAATCGCACTGACGAGAACCAACTACTTGAAGTAGTGCGTTGGACTGATAAACGACGTAGCGTTATGTTCATTCCAGAACGTGGAGGTGTTGTTCTTGCTGAAGCACCAAACAAAATCGGTAGAGTCCCAGTTGCGATTGCTCAACGCCCTTCGCTCGACGGTGAAGTACGAGGCTCGTTCGACGACGTTCTTCCTGTTTATGCAGCTAAGGCGCGACTTGCGCTCCTCACTATGGAAGCTGTTCAAAAGTCTGTTGAAGCTCCTTTGGCTTTGCCCACCGATGTTACTCAACTATCTGTTGGTCCAGACAGTGTCATTCGTTCGAACAGTCCTGAGAAAATACGTCGTGTAAACCTAGACGTACCACAGTTTGCATTTGCTGAGAACAATGTTCTAGCAGATGAAATGAAGTTAGGAACCCGCTTCCCGCAGGCACGTGCAGGTCAAGCAGAAGGTTCTATCGTTACTGGTCAAGGTGTCAAGGCACTTATGGCTGGATTCGATTCACAAATCAAAGTTATTCAATCAATCCTTGGTGAAGCAATCGGTGAAGCTATCTCAATGGCATTTGCTACCGATGAAGCATACTTTGCTGAAGTATCTCGCGAAGTATCTGCAACAGCCAATGGTGTTCCATACAAATTAAAATACAAACCATCAAGCGATATCAACGGCAATTATGGCGTAACGGTTGAATATGGCTTGATGGCAGGACTTGACCCTAACCGTGCATTGGTATGGGGTCTGCAAGCACGTGGCGATAAACTCATTTCACGAGGAATGCTACGTCGCAATCTACCGATTTCGCTCAACGCTGGAGAAGAAGAGCGAGCAATTGATATCGAAGAGATGCGTGACAGCCTAAAGGCTTCCATCTCATCACTTGCACAAGCGATTCCAATGATGGTTTCGCAAGGTCAAGACCCGATGTCTATTGTGGAAAAAATGGCAACAGTTATTGATGAGCGCAAGAAAGGCACACCGCTAGAAGATGCGGTAGCTAAAGCGTTTAAGCCAGAACCAGCAGAAGAAGAAGAAGCTCCAGGAATGGAGCAGCCAGAAGAGCCTATGGGTATGGGTGGCGGTATGCCACAAATGCAACAGGGCGGTAGACCAGCAATGCAAGAACTGCTAGCAGGTCTAACTGGTTCAGGTAATCCAGTTCTCGCAGGTCGAGTAACTCGTCAAATCCCAGCATAAGGAGAAATAAATGTTTGGAAAGCAAGGAAAAGCTGCTAAGGCTCCAGTACACCCAGGACACCAGGGCAAGAAGAATGGTGGCAAGGGCGTTGGACTTGGTCAGGTAGCAAAAGCCCCAGCACCAAAAGGTATCAAGGGCAACAAGAACAAGCTTAAGTAAGGAAAACTAAATGGCGAAGAAAACACCAAAAAAGTATCGCCAAGCGAAAAGAGCAGCAAGACCTGCTGCAAAAGAAGCGTTTCCTGGTAAGACTAAAGCAGCACGCCGTGACCCAATGGCAAAGTACTCTGCTGAAGACCGTGAGGTTTTTAAGGAGATTACAAAAGAATCCAAGGGTCGTTATATCACTGATGATAAAGGCAACAAGATTCAAGTCAAACCTGATGAAACAGCCAAAGAGCGCATGGACCGCGAACGCAGAGAAGCTATGCGTAAGTTTCGTGAGGAAACAGATACTGATAAGCAAGAAGCCCGCGATAAGCGCATGGCTGATAAGCGTAAAGCTGCTATTGATAAGCAAACAGCAGATAGAGCTGCTAGCAAAGGCAAGCGAGCACCAGGACTATTGCAGTCTGCTCCAAAAGAAAAGCCACTTAGCCGTCCTGTAAAGAAGGCTGCTGCAACTATTAAAGAGCGTAAGCGTCCCGCTAAACCAGAAGCGCCTAAGCAATCAATTGTAAAGTCATTAAAGAAACCAGTCAACGTACCAGGAACTCCACTTTCTAAAAAAGTGACTCGTGCAGAAAAGTCAGCAGCCAATAAAGCTGCATGGAAGTCAATGACTCCTGCAGAACGTAAGAATTGGTCAGAAAATAAACCAGGTGCTGCTAAGAAAATTGTAATCACTAAAGCTGATACAGAAAAAGCTAAAACTGCTAAGGCTGGAAAGCCAGAAGTTAAGCTTACGTCAAAAGGTGAAGCAGTTAAAAAGCGCATGCCTGGAATGAGTAATGCAGCAGCAAATTCATTAGGTGAAAGAGTAAAGACACCTGTCTACAACATTACTACCGCACAACCAGAAAAGGCTGCTAAAGGTTCAAAACCAGCAAAGTTTGTACAGAAGAAAGCTGTCGCTAAGAAAGCTCCAGCTAAACCTTCTACAAGCAAAGCAGTTGCTGTTCGTCCTAAAGGCGCTGTAGCTACAGTTGCCAAAGAGGGAACAAAGAAAGCAGCTAAAGGCGGAATCCTTAAAGGCGCAGCACGTTTAGCTGGTAAAGCTGTTACTGGTCGCGTAGGTTTAGCAGTTACTGCTGCATCACTATTGGGTGAGCCAGTACTTAGAGCTTTAACAAAGCAACCAGCAGGTGCTAGAAAGCGCGGAGAAACAAAACCAGTAAGTGAAGTTATTGGAACAAAATCTCGCAGCAATCAACCACGTATCACTGGACAAGGTCGCTTTATCGGAGCAGGTGGTAGCACCTATACCGTTAAGAAGGGCGACACTCTTTCTGGAATTGCTAAAGCAAACAACACAACTCTTGCAGCAATTCGCGAAGCGAACCCTAAGTTTACAAAGAATAAGAAATACAAGCAGGGTTCGATGATTTATTCAGGAACGAAAGTACGTATTCCAAAGAAGTAGGTAACTAAATGTCAATGATGCAGCCATCAGGTCCAGGTCCATTTGCAAAAAGGACTGACCGTCAAGGCGCAAAGCGCCTTCCTAATGCTGCCTATGGTGAGCAAAAGGAATTTCAGGAACAGCAAATGGGCGCTCCTATGGCAAAAAGCCAAGGACAACGTCCTGCTGTTAACGACCTGATGGCTAACGTCGTTCCATTAAATGCACCTACACGTAGACCAGATGAACCAGTTACTGCTGGCGTAGATGCTGGTCCAGGACCAGGTCGTGAAGTCTTAGGACTTAAATCACCAACGGATGCACAATTAGAAGATTTAGCGCGTATATCAAAATACATGCCAATGATGATGCAGTTTGCAGATTCACCACAATCTTCAGGAACCATGAAAGCTTTTGTTAAATATCTACGGAGTCAAACAGAATGAAAATACTAAGGAAGTTCGAGGAGAATCTCGAAGCCCTTGGTTTTGAAATGGCTCCGTTGGCGTGGGACTTAGCCAAGTTTCCTTTTGAATCCGACGATGACCGATATGCAATGTTAGAGGAATTGACGGACAAAGAGGAGGCTGCGCCAAATGAGTCTATGGGCTGATTTATACGAAGACACTCCTGTATCTCGTCCAACCTCAAAGATAGATAAGTTTAAGAAGCAGCAGACCGACAACACAAAAGTCGGTAAAGTGGAACAAGCAATCATGCCAAAGATTGCTGGTGCTTTAGAAGCTGGAAGCAAGAAGCCAATACTTGGCGCTGTCTTAAATCCAGCAATGCGTGCTCTTGAATTTTTTGGAGAGAAGGTTGTGCAGCCGATTACGCAAGGCGTATCGACTGCGTTGCTTACACCGCAAGCTATGGCTGCTGGTAAGGGCAACCCAATCCAATCTTTCCGTTTTGCTAGAGAGCAATCCAAAAAGATTTCTATGGGTCAGGCTCTTGCTACAACTGTAGGTCAAGCTGCTGGCAGATTACTACCAGACCAGATTACTCCGTCTTTCATGGACAGCGACTTTGATGTCTTTGATGACAAGAAGCGCGACAAAGCATTTCGTGATGAGTGGTTAGGTATCTTTGCTTCTGGTGCTACCGATATGGCTTTAGCACTTGTTGGAACAAAAGGCGTTGGCACTGCCGTTCGTGCAGGAACCAAGAAAGTTGTCGGTCCTAGCAAGATAACCACAGCGCAAGACATGAATGCGTTCCGCACTCAGATGAATGACATTGTGGCTGACCAAGCTTTGCCTGTCGAGCAGCGTACCCGCTCTGGGCTTAGTGTACTTGTAGATGATTTAGTAAATGAAAAAGATGTTAGCAAGTTGTCTTCAAACCCATTGGTTTCAGAAACTGCTAACCCATACCGCACTGCAACAATCGTATCTAGGCTGGATAACCACCAAGATGTTGCAGATTATTTGCTTGCTGAGCGTGGAGATACAGCAGCATTCTTAAGATTCTTTGAAAAGAATCCGCTTAAGGCTGACCATTTAGATAACTATGGCATTCAGCTTACTAAGCCAATATCTAGTTTTGAAGACCTAAACCTTGATGAACTTAGCCCAAAGCTAACTGAGCGTTATCAAAGAGTTATTGATGCTAAGAAAGCAACTGACAGAGATTTTGCTAACGCACTTGATGACTTCTTAAATAAAACCAAGATGGGTGTGCTTGAAAGCTATACCCCAGGTAAGTTTGCATCAATTGAATCTCTTAATCTTGCCCGCAAGAAAATAGCTAACCAAGCACAGTTTGGTGACTTAAAGCTATTTGGCAAAGACGGTAACAGTGCTTGGAAAGTAAAAGTTTACCAGTCTGAGCCTTACGATAGATTGATTCGAGTCATTGCATGGACAGGGTCAGGTCGTCCACAAGGTCATATTAATATTTCTAACCCACGTCGATTTGAGGCAGCTAACGACCTGCGTTCTGACCTCAACCGAGTCCTGTTCCTTAAAGGCGCAGAAGGTGCTGCATTTAAGCGCGACATGGTCAATAAGTATTTGCAAGCACAAGATGACACCACTCGTGCCATTGTGTTGACAGAGATTGAACAAGAAGTTTTGCAACGCTTAGCTAAGCGTTATGGCGTAACCGAGATGATGGATGTTCGTACAACCGATGATGCCATCAAGCGTATGAAGAGTTGGCATTCACGTATTAGTGACAACCGCTCAACACTAAAGTCATACGCTGCTAAGAACGGTTACATTCCAGAAGACGGTGCGCTTAACCACCAGAACTTTATTTCTGTTGCTAACGAAGCACAAACTCTTCCCATGCTTGACTTTGCCAAGTTGGAACGTGACGTTATTATGCATTTGCGTGGAACTGGCGAGGGCTTGGTAAAGCCAGCCGATGCTCGCAGAGCTCGCTTTGCAGCAGGCGGTGTTAAGTTAGGTGAGTTCTTAGACTTAGCTAACATGGCATTTAGCAATCTAAACTTGCTTCGCCTTGCTTACATCCCAAAGAACTCAATGGTTGACCCTATCGCTCGTGCAAGCATGGCACTTGAGTCAACTGAACTTGTGCGTAATTCGCTACCAGGGATGTCTAACTTCCTCTACAACAGCTCACTTCGTGCTGAGCGGTTAAAAAGATTTGTCCCTGGCAGTCCAAAGTTTAATGCTCGTAAAATTGAAAAACAAGCTCGCTACAATATAAAGAAGTTTCGCAGTGACTTGGAACCAAAGATTGCTATTAAAGAAGCAGCGGAGCAAGTTGCAGATGATGCTGAAGTATTACTGAAGCAAGCAACTGCTAAACGCGACAGACTTAAAGCACGTGCTGCCAAGAGCGATAACCCAGATGTTCATGCTGCATATCATGCAGCTGAGGACGATTACTTAAGAGCCCTGGATGAGTTCACCACTGCAGATAATGCTTTGAATAAAGTTGCCGATGAGATAAATGGTTATGCCAAGCTCATTGAAGTAGAACGCCAAAAGCTTCTTCCTATTGCCTTCCAAGAAGGCGAGCTAAAAAATGTAAAGATGCTTGGCATGGAAGATGAAGTTATTACCAGCGCAAGCGGTAAGAAATACACAATTGCTGGACTAGCTGACCCTAACCAACGTGGTGTTGGTGCTTATATGGCAGAAGTAGACAGCAGTCAGAACTTTTATTCAGCCTCTATGCAATCAGAGATTGCTCGCCGTGTTAGATACGATGGTTCAAGATTCGTAAAGATTAAGCGAAGCGATGGCGATGAATACTGGAACGCGCTTGCTCACATAGCAAACCGCCAGGTTCGTAATGAATTGGATATGCCTGTTGGCATGATGCTTCGTGGTGACTCACAAGGCGATGTGCTTAAGTGGTTATATAGTCCAGCTGGTAAAGAATACCGTCGCCGTATGGAATCTCGTTACGGTCGTCCAATGACCAAAGATGATTTTGCAGCATGGATTGACGAAACTCAAGACAAGCTGATGCGTATGTATCCAAGCGAAGAATTGCGTAGTTTGATTCTGAGCAGGAACGTAACGCCAAAAGAAATATCAGCTGCGCTTGAAGGTCGCCTTGATTTGCTTGAGTCTATTGATGGACCAAGCCTAAAGCTCAGCGATTTGAACAATCTTGAAAAGGGATTAGCTAAAGCATCTGGTGCGTTAGATGCAGCATGGAAGGTTCTTGCTTATTCTGAAAACAGAATGGCTCGTAACCCACTCTTTCTTGCATACGCTCGTGATGAAATGAAGACGCTAATCAATGCAGCAGAACGCTCTGGTATAAGTCCTTCAGACTTAGTTGTTAACAACGAGCTTCGCCAGATTGCATATAGAAATGCTCTTGCTCGCGTAGAAAGAACTCTTTATTCTTCACGTCGCCTAACCAATGGTATGTACATGGCACGTTATGCCATGAGCTTCCCCTTGGCTTTCTTCAACAGCCAGTACGTTGCGCTTCGTCTAATGGCTCGCAACCCAATGAATGCATATTGGTATAACAGCATTGCTACAGCAATGGATAAGTTTGAGGCTTATGAAGACCAAGATGGAAATACTTACAGAAGCATTAAGGACGTTCCACCAGGAACACCAGTAAGCGTAAAGTTCCCACTGCACGACAAGATTCCAGGTTGGTTACAGGGAGCTCTTAAGCCATACACAGATGCCCGCGGTGGTGGAGTTCGCATTAACCCTAAACAACTAGAGTTCATGGTAGCTGACCCATCAGTATCTTGGTTTGGTTCTACAACAATATCCGAGTTAATCAAGGATGGCTTTGGTGTAGGTCCATGGAAGATACACGGAGAGGAATTAGCGCAGGGAATGCGTAACGTTCTCGGCGATGATGTATTTGAGTCAAGCGTTATCTATGGTGGTTATCCAACCCAAGGTGGCGGTTATGTAGACACAGCCCTTAATACAATCTTCCCAGGTTACGGAAAGTCTTTATCTGACAGCCTTAAATTAATGTTTGGTAAAGACGGTTCTGACCGAGCAGCTGATGAAATTATGGCTCAGTGGAAGACTGCTTATGCAGAATGGGATAGAAATGGTCGTGTAGGTAATCCTCCAACACCAAGACAGGCTGCTAAAGCAGCTGGCGTTATGATGTTTATTCGCGCTGTAACACAGTTCAGCGCACCTATCTCAGTTGCCTTTGACCCAGTAACCCGCGCAGCAACTACTTACTACGCAGACTTGGTAGAAGAATATAAGGGTGACTACGACAAAGCTCAAAAGAAGATGATTGAGGACTGGGGTATCGACTCTCTAGCCCTGATTGGTTCTAGCCAACGCAACAACGCTGGTCTTGCTGCTACACAAAAAGATATAAAGATTATTCGCAATTTCGAGGGATTACTTGAATCTCTAGGAAGAGCTAACTCTAAGTACGCTGGAATGCTTTCATCTGGCTATGACAGCGACTTAACAACCAATACAGAATACTCAACGGAAATCGCAGCAATCTACAAGAGATTGGATTTCCCAGGAACTGTAGACTTACCAATCACTGAGCGTAAGAAAATTTCTGGCGCTGGAGGAATCCAGTCAGAAACTGAAGCACGTCGTGGTTGGGCTGAGTACCAGAAAGCACAGGAATGGCGCGATGCCATGATGTATCAGTACGGAATCCCATCTACTCAAGCAGTTATGTATGAACGCAGCGGTATCAAGGCAGAGTACGACAAGATGGTTGACTCAATTGCTAAAGATTTCCCTGGCTGGACAGATGCATACAACAATAATCGTGAAGATTATTGGAGAGGCTTGATTCCAACAGTTGAAAAGATTGTTGAGGATACCAAGTGGCGTGCTCATGCTTACAAGAGTGGCGACAAATGGGAAGAGATTGCCTACTGGGTCGACGCAGCGCGTCGATTCAAGACAGCATATGACCAACCAATCAACACGGACGAAAGAAAGTTTTCATTGAAAGCTCAATTCTCTCAGTTCCATTACGACTTCTTGCAGACAGCATCGGATGAATTTGCTGCTTTTGCCTATAGATGGTTGAACAACATACCCGAACTAAATGAAGAAATTGTGGTGAGCCGATAATGTCTGAGAACAAGAACACTAAAAAGCCTACGCCAAAAGCTACGCCAAAAGCTACCCCAAAGCCTACGCCAAAGGTAACGCCTAAGCCAACGCCTAAACCAACACCAAGCAAGTCATCAAGTCCCAATCTTGGAAACAGACCAAAGGGTACTAGCACAACTAACACTCCAACCTTTAATCCAAGCATGGACATTCCTCCTATTGGATTGCCAGGGTTTGCTAATCGTGGCGTTGCTGCAGCAGAGGCTTATGGTTGGTTCAAACTTGTAGCAGCTAAGGCTCCTAAAGGAAGCCCTGCACGTAAGGCATATGATTTGTTTACTGCACGGCTAACAGCACTTGGTGTGCCAAAGTCAAAGTGGAACTCAGTTTGGAAAGATGCAGTTGACTGGACACAAACAGTAGGTGCTAACCCACCACTCATCAATGGTAAAGCAGACCCATCTGGATACCTCGGTGTAATGGATGCGTCAGATTATGCTGGAAGTGGTACTGGTCCTAAGTATGGAACTAGCCTAAACAAACAAATTTCTACTACACAATACAGCCCATCTGAAGCTGGAAGTATGGTAAATAGATACATTACTTCTGAGGTTGGTAGAACTGCGACCAAAGAAGAAGTAGACGCATACCTTGCTGGCGTAAACGCTGCTGCTAAAGCATCGCCAACCATTACCAGCCAAAGAGTTACGACAACTCCAGGCAAAGGAAATCTTGTGCCTGCTGGAGCTGGAGCGGGTGCTGGTAAAACCAGCCCAGACCTTGGCTCTACAGTAACAGAATCAATGACAAGTGGTGGATTTGACCCATCAATGTATGCACTTAACTTTGCTAGAAGTCGTCCCGATTTCGCAGAGTCTTTTGCAACCAAGTCAGTACTTGGGCTTATTCAACGTATTCTTCGCGACCCTAACGCAATCGGCGAGGTGGTTCAATAATGGCATACACAGTTAAGAAGGGTGACACCCTTAGTGCAATTGCTAAGGCAAACAAGACAACCGTTGCTGCGCTTAAAAAAGCCAACCCTAAACTAACCACTGACCCTAAATACAAGGGTGGAAGTACTATATTTTCTGGAACAAAGATTAATATTCCATCTAAAAATCCACCTAAAAATCCACCTAAAACTTCTGGAACTGTTGGCAGTGGCTGGCAAGGAACTGCTGGATGGCGTGCAGGCGAATCTAAAGATTTACCAAAACCAAACATAACTACAGGCGGTTCCACAGGCGGTTCCACAGGCGGTTCCACTGGTGGCTCTACCAGCGGTTCTACTGGTGGTTCTACTAGTGGTTCATGGTCATTTCCTAGCACATCTCAATACGACCCAGGATATGGTCAATACGGAAACCCTTCTTCTCCATCTGGAAGTGGAGTGTCTTCTGTATATCCAACAGGTCGCGATAAACTTTCAATGGCTCAGCTGCAGGCGCAATATGGAATTGCTGCTGCCGTACTAGCAAACAATCCAAGCCTTCTTGCAGCATTGAACAAAATTCTTGGTGCAGATGGTGGACCAATGATTGAGGACCCAGCGTTACAGGAAGCAATCATTAAGGGTACATCTTGGTATCGCGACCAGACTGACACTCAACGTACATATGATTATTACAAGGCTACCAACCCTGGTCAATTCGCTGCAGACTTACAGAAAAATGCAAGCAACATTGTAAAGCAATACGCTTCAATGGGTCTTAACATTACAGCGCAGCAGGCGATTGAGTATGCCGAAAACATGATGAAGCAAGTAGTAATTAAAGACGGCAAAGTTGTTAGATTCGACCAAGACTATCTAAATAAATTAATGTCCGACTCAATTAAGTTTGAAAAAACTGGAAGCATTGATGGGCGAGTTACATACAATGGTTTAGCTGGCAAGCTAGAAACTATGGCTAGTGAATTATATAAGCGAGCATGGGACTATGGATTCCCACAGACAATGTCAAACGAAGCGTTTGGTCAGTGGTTTGAAGGAAATATCAGAGGTCTTGTTGCTGGAACTACTAATCCAGAAGATGTAGATAACCTACTACAAGAACGAGCAAAGTCATTTGCTCCTGGTTTGGCTAAGTTTATTGACCAAGGTCAAACTCTCCGTCAGGCTGCTAACCCATGGCTTAATGCTGTTGCTATG